CTTCTGGCGACCTCAAACATCCCGACCAAGATCTCTGACTCACTGTCACACGACCAGAGCGGCTTTACACCCGACCCCGACCCAAGGTCCACGCCCCGAAGACCCGACTTCACTAACTCCCGACCATGGAGCCCGTCAAACAAATATAGGTGCGGGGATAAGAGGGGGTGTACTAAGTAGAAACTTACACCTCCCGATCTACAATAGGCGTAGTTCCAAGCGATTTGTTGGGCGGATATATTTATCGCGTTAGTTTTAGTAACTTTAAGTTCAACCCAGAACGGGATGGACTCTACACATATGTGAACGTCTGGAACGCCCCCGCCATAACGATTTTCAATCCGTGTGATGTTCCAGTTTGGGGGTATCTTTGATTTTATTCTGTTCCAAAGAAGTGTCTCTGGTTTCTGACTCATTTAGGACCTCATACTCTGCATCCACGAAAGCATGTGGATGTGACTTTCTAAGTTCTTCGAGCCTAGATTCTATCTCTTGGCGGTCCATATTTTCAATAGCGTGATAGTGATTTGTTTCTCTCCTATCAGTAGTAAGACCACCCAGAGCTGATCTAGTTTTCTCAGCATTGATTGCTGCGGAGAATTGACCGGCCTCCTCCGCATTCATAGACAAGTCTCTCAATCGTTTGAGCTGACCCATAAGAGTAACGCCGTAACGCTTCTCTCTGTCCTCTCTTAACTCAGTGATGTATTCGGCTACATGTGGGAACAAGCTGGCATCTAAAAGTTTAAAAGCTTGGATACGGGCGTTACCATCTCTGTTGGAATACCCTGCTAACTTAGCGCAGCCGGCGTTGGAGTTAACGCCATCAACAAAATGTTTAGCAAATTCTTTCTGCCGATTAGTCAGCTTCCGCCCGTGGGCTTCTTCTATTTCTTCAGCTTTAGTATCAACACGTCTTTTCATAGGCCTCTATATACCATCAATTTCAAAAGAGAACATCATTATGTTAAAGATGAGATCCAACAACGGTTAGAAAAGTGTAACGAAAGGTATGTTTATGTAACGAACTGTAACGGGTACTGTAACGAGTAGTATTTAATACTACCAGTAACTTAACTACTGTTTTGAAGTACTGGTTACACTTTTACACTTTTTTACACCCATATTTTTATTTTAAAAACTTTTTTTTCAAATGAGCTGTATATAGTGACGACTGCGACGAGACCGTTATCCCTGGTCAATGAACCATGATCCGTCCCCCGGTAACCGTCCCCAATGATCTATGTAACATGGTAAAATAATCGTTGACATCGAAACCCCTGTGAATTAATGTCATAAATGTACCAAGAAAGTACACAACAAGTCGTCAACAACTACGGAGATAATACTATGACATCAATAAAAGATCTATTTCAGTACAGCCCTGTCAAAAATGATAATTGGCAGAATGAGGACGATGAGTATGTCTTCAACGCTGATAATAACATCACTATTCAAATATGTGATGGCGGTTCTTTTTTCTCAGTTAATCAATGGAACGAGGACGAAGGAACACAGACACATCATAAAATTTTTGACCACCTCGGAAACGCTATGAATTATGTCGTCAATGTTGTTGATAAGGGAGAAACATTATGTCGTTAGATTTTGAATACCAGCTTCCATCGGGACAGGTTGTTTTGGTTGAGGCAGAAGTTACCGAAGGAATGCGGGGCATGGCTCAGACAACTGAGTTTGCTGGAGAGCCTGACGAAGATCCAGTTATCGAATTACTTTCCACCACCATCGAAGGTAAGGACGTTGACCTTGAGGGTCTTTGGTTCAGGAAGCACCGTGACATAACCATGATCAATGTAATTGAAGACATGGAAGACAAAGCTTGGGAGGAATACAGTGACTGATAAGTATACAATTGAGCATAACTTTTCATACGGCTGGGATTTATTGAATGATCAGGAGCTGGATATTTATGACACGAGGGCGGAGGCTCAAGATGCTATTGACGAAATCGTGTATCAGATTGGTGACAGTGACTCAGAAGATTACAGGGTAAAGGAAATACTCTTAACATTAACAGATTGGGAATTAGAACAGGTAGAAGCATTTGCTACTTACATAGCTCAGTCGGTGGCACGGGCCGCAGTTTTACCGGAACCAGAAGGGTCTGACCTAACAGAACACGGTCAGGAAGTCTTGAGGAACGTGTGGATGTCCAAAGCTAATTATTATTTCGGAAAGCTGGAAGAAATTTTTAGGCCATCCGATCAAACGATTGCACGGCGTTATCTTACAGAATGAAGAATGCATCTCTTATAGGAAGGAGAGTTAACATGAATAACCAAGTCATTTCACTGTACGATTTTACGGGCGAAGCTTTGCGTCCATGGGCAGAGGCTGGGTATCAGTGTTTCGCTTACGATATACAGCATAATCCAAGTCCGATGGGTCCGATGCAACCGTCTAATTTTGAGCCCTTTGACGGTGGTGGGAATATCTTTTTCATCCACGCTGACTTATACGACCCTGAGACTTCGCTTAAAATTATCTCCCGTCATAACAACAAAGTCGTTTTTCTGTCGGCCTTTCCCCCATGCACTGATCTAGCGGTCAGTGGTGCTATGTGGTGGAAGAAGAAGGGCGAGGCTAATCCTGACTTTCAAACGGATGCCGCCAGCCACGTTGAGCGGTGTGCCATGGTCGGTGATGCGTTTGACTGCCCTTACTACATAGAGAACCCCATTGGTGCTTTGACAAGGTTGTGGCGTAAGCCCGACCACAAGTTCGACCCGTGTGACTTTGGTGGCTACTTGTCAGAGGACGATGTGCATCCACGTTGGCCTGAGATCATTCCGCCAAGGGATGCCTACCGCAAGAAGACCTGCCTTTGGGTTGGCAATCGGTTCAAGATGCCTACTCACAGGCAGGTGGATCATGAGACAATGGTCTTTGACCGCAAGGATCCGAAGAAGGGAAAGAACTTCTCTCCCATTTCGGGGAAGACAGGTGGCAAGTCTGCGAGGACGAAGAACATCCGCAGCGCAACGCCACGAGGTTTCGCCAAGGCGGTGTTCTTCGCTAACGCAATGATGGAGAAAGACGGTGATCAGGACATTTGTTCATGGAACTACTTTAACCCTCACCGGCAGTTTGAGAACTGGATGGAATGCATGACCATTTCACAATTTAAATAAACCCAGAAAGGAGAGAGCTATGTTTATCGGAGCAAAATTTTATTTGAGAGAAGGCAAAGAAAGAGAAAGCACGTTGGGCTACAAGACTATTGAGATCAAGGAACGTGTTTTACATCATACGAAATGTTTCAATAAGGAATCTGAAGATTGGCCCCCGCATTACACAATTACTTCTTATGAATACATTTTTCAATGTCTGGTAAATGATGACGATACAGCTCAGATAATGGAAGAAGAACTTGAGTCTGAGATCACCCATGGAATTTATAGTTTGGGGAGAGAGGAATGAAAAAGACGTACAATCAGGAACAGGTTTCTATCCGGGTCGCTTGTCGTACCGACTTGAACAAGGCTCAAAAGTTAATGTCTGTGCGGATGGGTTTCAAGTTAACTCAGAACCAAGTTATTCAAAGACTTTTGAGGTTATACATAGAGGAGAAACCCAAATGAAGATATGTCACATATGCCATGGCAATGGATACTTGAGAAGGAAGGGTTTTGAACCAGCCGTTGATCCTTCAGCTACTGAGGTTGACGGCATGTTGCAGAACGCCAGCCCTAATATCAAACAATGCTATCGATGTAAATCGACAGGAGAAGTATCGAATGAGATCGGAACCGGATGAAACTGAAAACCAAGTTGATGATAGCAAGTTGTCGGCTTTTGACATTGAACCTGAACCAAAGAAAAGGAGAAAGAAGATGGGTGTAGAATTTTACGTGATGATTGCGTTGGGCAGCCTTCTTGTAGGTCTGTTAGCGAGTTAATGCTGAAGGTCTTGGACTTGTTCTCAGGGATCGGTGGCTTCTCGAGAGGTTTTGAGGCCACTGGTTTCTTTGAGACAATATCATTTGTAGAAAA